AAGGCCTCTCCGGCCGGCTCGACACCATCTGGCGCGCGCGGCAGCTGACCGCCGCCGCCATCGCTGGGCGCTACCCGGATGCGAGCCTGCCCGCCGCACTCCAGCACGCGGGCGAAGACGATGAGCCGGCGCGCCACCGCGTCCTTGAAGCGGTGCACCCCGATGGCCAGGCGACGCGCTTCACCGCGCTGCTCGCCGGCGATGATGGCCGCGTCTGGCCGCTCGCCGAAGGGCGCTTTTCGGAGAATCCCTTCATCGCGTTCCGCTGGCTTAAGGCACCAGGCGAGACCTATGGCCGCGGCCCGGTCGGCAAGGCGGCGCGATCATACCCAAGGCGCCGGGCTCCTCGGGGCTCACGCCGCTCGCCGCACCCGGGCGCTTCGATGTCTCCCAGCTGGTGCTGAACGATCTGCGTGCGCGCATCCGCACGGCGCTGCTGGCCGACCGGCTCTCGCCGCAACCCCAGGGACGGATGACGGCGACCGAGGTGATGGACCGCAGCGCGGAGACGGCGCGCCGGCTGGGTGCCACCTACGGCCGGCTGCAGTCGGAGTTGCTGACCCCGCTGGTGACCCGCTGCCTCGCCATCCTGCGCCGCCGCGGCGAGATCGCGCCCATCACCCCCGATGGGCAGGAGCTGCGCCTGCGCTATGCGAGCCCGCTGGCGCAGGTGCAGGGCCGCGCGGATGCCGCGAACACGCTGCTGTTCCTCCAGGCGGTCGGGCAGCTCGGCGCGGAGGCGGCCGCGCAGGTCGATGCCGCGGCGGCCACCCGCTGGCTGGCGCGCAGCCTCAACGCCCCGGCCGAGATCCTGAAGCCCACAAAAGCCCTTCCAGACGGAGTGTCGCCCGCATGAGCCAGGACCTGCTCGAAGTCGCCAGCAAGGCGGAACCCGCCGCCGTCCCGGATGGGATCCCGGAGAAGTTCTGGGATGCGGAGGCCGGCACGCTGCGCACCGAGGCGTTGCTGAAATCCTACCGCGAGCTGGAGCGCCGCCTGTCGCAGCGCGCGGGCCCGCCGGCCCCCGATGCGCCCGAGGAGGAGCGCCAGCGCTTCCTGCGCGCGCTCGGCGTGCCGGAGAAAGCCGATGGCTACGCCATCACCGCGCCGCATGATCTGCTCGCGCCCGACAGCGACATCAACACCCGCCTGCACGAGGCCGGCTTCACGGCGAAGCAGGCGCAGCTTGTCTATGACCTGGCCGCCGAGCGCCTGCTACCGCTGATCGCGGATGCGGTGCGCGAGGTCGAGGCGGAGCGCGAGGTGGACCGGCTCCGCGCCCATTTCGGCGGTGAGGAAGCCTTTCGCCGCATGGCCGGGCAGATCGCCGCCTGGGGCCGCGCCAATCTGGCACCCCATGTGTTCGAGGCGCTGAGCACCAGCCATGACGGCGTGGTCGCGATGCACGCGATGATGGCGAAGCGCGAGCCCGCGCTGATGCGCGCGGCCGACCTGCCCGCCGCATCGCAGGAGCAGGAGCTGCGCGTGATGATGCGCGACCCGCGCTACTGGCGCACGCGGGAGCCCGATTTCGTCAAGCGCGTGACAGACGGCTTCCGCCGCCTCGCGAAGGGCTGAAGAGCCCTTCGCCGCTTTGCTGTGCCCTCAAGCGGCGGGCGCCGCCTCCGGCGGCTTGCCTTTCGCCGGACTGCCGGCGTTCGCCCATTCGGCCTCGCGGCCGCGATGCGGGCCGAAGGGTGCGTCTTTCTCATCGACCATCGTCGTGACCGCGGCGGGGCTTGAGCGTTCCGTTCCTCCCCTGGGACCTCGCCCCGCCGCAGGGGCCGGCGGGCAATGGCCCGCGGCCCGGCGTGGGCGGGCAGCAACCCCCGTGCTGCCCGCCCACCAGCACCGATCTTCCCGCGCACAACCCTGACCGGGGCGCGCGTGACGCCGCCGCGCCACGGGCCCTTCGGGGGAACCCGGGCGCGGCGCACCCCCTCCGCCATCCCCCCCAACCAAGGACATTCCCCGATGCCCGCGATCGACATCGCCTTCACCAAGCAGTTCGAGGCCGAGGTCCATGAGGCCTATCAGCGCATGGGCTCCAAGCTGCGCCCAACCGTGCGCAGCAAGGCCGGCGTCATGGGCGCCAGCACCTCTTTCCCCAAGGTCGGCACCGGCACCGCCGCGGCCAAGGCGCGCAATGGCACCGTGCCGGTGATGAACCTGTCCTACGACGCCGTCGAGTGCTTCCTGCAGGACTATTATGCCGGCGAGTGGATCGACAAGCTGGACGAGCTGAAGACCAACATCGATGAGCGCACGGTCATCGCGAATGCCGGCGCCTATGCCCTCGGCCGCAAGACCGACGAGCTGATCATCGCAGCCCTCGACACCGGCACGCGCGAAGCCGTCAGCACCGTCGCCGGCACCACCGACACGGATCCGCTGACGAAGGCCAAGGTGCTGCTCGCCTTCGAGCAGCTCGGCGCCGCGAACGTGCCCGATGACGGCAACCGCTTCGCGGTGGTCGGCTGGAAGCAGTGGTCCGACCTGCTCTCGATCAATGAGTTCGTGAACGCAGACTACATCGGCGATGACCAGCTGCCCTGGCGCGGCACCCAGGCGAAGCGCTGGCTGGGCGCGCTGTGGATCCCGCATTCCGGCCTCACGAAGGTGGGCAACCTCCGCTACTGCTACTTCTACCACCGCACCGCCGTGGGCCACGCGGTGAACGCCGAGGTGACGACCGACATCTCCTGGCACGGCGACCGCGCCGCGAGCTTCATCAACAACATGATGTCGCAGGGTGCGGTGCTGATCGACGACGCCGGCGTGGTCCGGATGCGCGCCAAGGAATAAGCAGCAAGCTTGGGGGAAAAGAATTTCCCCCAAACCCCCAATTTTTTGTTTTTGATTTTTTGGTGCTGGCCGCACAGCCAGCACCAAAAGACAAAAATAGAAGAATGGGGTCTGGGGAAATTCTTTTCCCCAGCCTTTTTCCCTTCCCCTTCGGAGCATACCCATGGCGAACGCCCTCGCGCTCTGCTCGCGCGCGTTGCTGAAGATCGGCGCGCGCCCGGTCGCCTCCTTCGATGACGGCACGGCCGAGGCCGAGGTCGCGGCCTCGCTCTATGCCGGCACGCGCGATGCGCTGCTCTCCGCCCATCCCTGGAGCTTCGCGACCGGCCAGGCGACGCTGCCGCGCCTCGCCGCCGCACCCGTCGCCGACTTCGCCTATGCCTACCAGCTGCCGCCGACCTTCCTGCGCGCGCTGTCGGCGGGCCAGGGCGTGCGCGGCCGCGGCGTGCCGTTCCGCCTGCTCGAGGACCGGCTGCACACCGATGCCGACAGCATCATCCTCACCCACATCTTCCGCCCCGATGAGAGCGTGTTCCCGCCCTTCTTCGCGGCCCTGCTGGCCGCGCGCCTGGCCGCCGAATTCTGCCTGCCGCTGACCGAGAGCACACAGCGCGCCGAGCTTCTCTACAAGCTTGCCGATGCGGAGTTCCGTGCGGCACGGCAGACCGACAGCCAGCAGGGCACGCCGCGCGCGATCGAGGACTACCCGCTCATCACCGTGCGGGGCCGGTCATGAGCGCGTCCTTCCGCGCCAAGACGGCGTTCACCGCCGGCGAGCTGGCACCCGAGCTGCTCGGCCGCATTGATCTGCGCGCCTATGAGGCGGGCGCGCGGCGCCTGCGCAATGTGTTCATCCAACCGACCGGCGGTGTGACGCGCCGCCCGGGGCTGCGCCACATCGCGATGCTGCCGGGCGAGGCGCGGCTGATCCCCTTCGAGGTGAATGCCGAGCTCACCTACCTATTCGTGCTGACCGACGGGTTGCTCTCGATCTACACCGGCGATGTCCGCACGGCGCAGATCGCGGCCCCATGGACCGGGCCGATGCTGCCGCAGATCGCCTGGACGCAGAGTGCCGATGCCGCGCTGATCCTGCATCCGGACATGACGCCGCAGCGCATCGCGCGCAGCGGCGCGGGCTGGACGCTGGCCTCCTGGCCGCTGGTCCGCGAGCCCTTTCATCGCTACGTCGATGGCGCCGTCACGCTCGCGACCTCCGGGACCAGCGGCATCGTGACGGTCACCGCCTCGGCGCCGATGTTCAGCGCGGGGCATCTGGGCGCGCGTCTGCGCATCAATGGCCGGCGCCTGGCGATCAACACGATCAACAGCGCGACGATCGTCTCGGCGACCGTCATCGACGCCCCACTTAGCGCTACGGCCGCGACCACGGCCTGGGATGAATCCGCCTTCGGTGGTGCGCGCGGCTGGCCGATCTGCGCGTGCTTCCACCAGCAGCGCCTGGTGATCGGCGGCACGCGGGACTTGCCGAACCGCCTGT